TGCGTAAATTCCTGAGTCCCCATCGTCCGGCCGCGCATGCTGACGACCGGAATTCGGTTGGCACTCGCAGCAACACTACGCCGACCTGCATTGGCACTCGTTGCAGACCAGGGAGAGCCGTAAGCGTAGGTAAACCCTCTTTGCTCATCGACTCCACCCTCGACCAACACCGACACCCCGTAATGAAACATGTCGTTAGCCAAAGCCGCTCCAACATTCCGCTGCTCGTAACGAACCGGAAGATTTCCTGTTCTCGCCCACGGACGACCGGGAGTCGGCACAACGAGAATCGACCAGTTGTGGCCTACGGTCGGAGCTATTGCCAGGGCAGCACCAGTAGTAATGTCTGCCAGTGTCAGAACGTTGGTTGTGTTCGCCGTGATACGAGCAAAAGTCGGATTCTCAGAGATGACTGTTCCGCCAGTTGCCAAGGTCGCGTTGCCGCCAGCACACCCTGTAAACGTGGTCGCGGTTACGCCAGTGTAGGTGACGAGTTGGTTTTGAATAAGCAAACGCCCAGAGGCGGGAAATCCAGTCGTCGATACGACATTGATGGTCGCCTGAGGCAAAACCTGACCGTTTGAACCAGATGCTACAGTCGTGTTTGCGTTAAGCTGCAATGTCCGTGTCTGCCACTGGTTGGCAATCCAGGTAGCACCAGCAACTGTGAGCGAGGTCGTGCTTGAAGCAGTTGAGGCTCCACCCAGAGGAGCAGCCGAGGCCTGCGTTGCTGAAGGAGCGTTATTGCCTGAGCCTATTTCATGCAGGATGTGCGGCTCGCCGTCGATCAGGATTCCCCACCGTAGCGCGCCGCCGCCATACCAAGCGTACTCCAGCCAAAGCATCTGGAGGCGATTCCAGTTGATGCTCGACGCGATGCCTGATGGGTCGGTCCACAGATAGGCTGGAATTTTGATGTCGGTCGGGCGACCTGTACTGAGAACCGAAGAAACATCCGAGCGAATGACCGCAAACATGCCCGACGGATTGGCTGGGTCGAGCGGATTCGCCCCTTGCTCAAAGAAGATGCCGTTATTCTCGTCGAAGTATCCGATACGCTGTACTTGGTTGACGTTGTTCTGGCCGAAGTTCGCGGCGGTGGCCATGAACATGCTCTTGCCGGGCTGATAACGATGATAGGGGCGGCTCTGTCTGATGTTTACGTCGCCGCTGGCCGTAGAAATCGACATGCGAATCCCGCCTTCGCCGGGAAGGTGTGTAATCGAGCCTGAGCCGATGTTTAGCGTTTCCCATCTGAGCGGCTGCGGCGAATACTCGAAGTCAGCATCGTAGATATTCTGGCCGCGGCTCATTTTCATGCGGCCCATCACATCGCGAATACGCTTGTCGCCAATCGCGATTAACCGTCCTTGGTTATCGAGAAAAGGGGCTTCCCGGGTCGCACCTTGGGCCGTGTTTGTTTTGGCGAGGTAAGGGCCCAGGTGCAATTGAGCCATGGCTTGTATTCCTATTTGTTTGGATTTCTTACGAAGACTGACAAAAGGGCTTCGATAGATTTCTTGGGACTCAGCCGTTTTCGTCGGTTTCTAATTGGATTGAACTCGGCTGGATGTCTGGTCTGCGACTTTCTCGTGCAGTGCACGTTGTAGGTCATGGCGAGCAGTGCCGAGACCGCTTCCCAACTTGCCGCCTGCCTCGCAGTCGCCATCGCTGAAAGCTCTCCGAATGTGAACGTCCACGGCTCTATCCCAAGAACTCCAGCAAATTCAAAAATCAAACTCCAGACTTCTTTAGCAGCGGCTTCAGGGCTTCGTTGATTCGCTCGCGAACCATCGCCTTCACGTCCAGTTCTTTCATTACGCCCAGAACTTCTTCCGCCGCAACTTCCTTCGTCGTCGTCATCTTCTCCCAAGTCGCTTTCATCACGGCCCCGTCCAGGGGCTCTGAAAAATTTACGATTGCCTCCACGAGCGCATCGGCGGCATTTTTGATTCCAATTCCGACAATTCCCTGTGCGAACTGCCGTTCATTCAAGCCGGTTTGCTTGATCTGGTCCTCCAGAAGGCAGCTCAAGACATCGACCAGGAGAATTGGGTCCTTTGCAAGCCTGCCGAAAACCTTGTTTTCGCTGCTTGCGCATTCGCCGAAGTCGATATCGAACTCGTTCTTGACCTTCCGCATTTCGAACACCGTGATGTCGATGTTCCAGGTGCGGTCGAGGCGATCCTTAAAAGCTGCCATTACGCAATTACCATTTCGCTCGGAGGATTTGCTGCCGGTGAAGGCTTGATCGTGACGGAATACATCTGCGCGTTTTCGAGTTCTTGCGAAAGTTCGAATTTGACGACCTGGCATGTCGCACGGATGCCGCGAGCACCTGAAACAGCAATGCCATCGTCCATGATTGTGAACTCGGCCGCCGTCCTAGCCGCGTAGGCGGCGCGGATGGTTTGAATCTGCGTGTCGCCGGCGACATTGACCAAGTCAAAGTCAACCGAAGCCTCTCTCAGCGTTACCACCGTTTCGCGCCATCCGCTTGACGAACGGCGAGTAACATCTGCCTCTGACATCGAGTCGCTGAGGGTTAAGTCTCTGACTGCGGTAATCTCGCTCCAGACCGGGGTGACATAGGTGCCTGTGTTTCGGTAGAGCTTTCCGTTGAGTCCGAGTTTTGTCATTTGGGGTTGGCTCCTACGACTTGATTAGGTTCTGAAACTGCTGGGCGATTATTGGCCTCGCCTTTTCCAGGGCTGGCAACATATAGGGCCGCTTTGAAATCTTGGTTCTTATTCTCCGTTTTGCGGACTTCAGCGTTGGCAATGTTCCGGCCGCCCGCTTTCGAAGGAACGCTTCGAGTTGTTTACCTGTTGCCTTCCGGCCCTTCCTTGGAGTTTTTTCCAGTTCAATAACGGTAACTTCAGTCGTTCCGCCGTATTCAAGATTCGCCGCCGCATCGCCTGCGGAACCGAACCGGACTGGACCGGCTACAACTGACTTGGTTTTGGGGTCATACGCAAAATAGATTCCGTTTTTGAGCGTTCCTTTGCGAACCCTTGGCGGCTGTCCGGGCTCGCTCGACTTCAGCGGAAGGTTTTCACGTTTTCCACCCGCCGCCCGCCACACAGCAAGCTGGGCCTCGGTGAGTTCAGATTCTTTCATCCGCCTCGCCTTGCGCATCGAGCGCCGGGCCGAGGTGCGCACAAAACCGCCAAGCTTGCTTAGGGCGCTGGCCCTTCCCTTTTCGACGGCTTCGATGACCTTCATCCGGTCAAAGAAGAATTCTTTTGCTTGGCTGAAGGTCAATTCCATTTTGGCTAGGTTGTTAAACGTCGAGTTGCTCGCGGATCTCTGACACCTTGAATTCAAGTGGACGGGCATCGGGCGTGCCGGCATCAACCGAAAGTCCAATTTCCCTCGCTGCCTCTGCCGTGATTGCGACGACCTCGGAGTCGTTTAGGTTCTTTATCGCACTGGCAAGAATCTCTCTGACGTTTTCCATGTCTCTACTAAAACCTTTTTGGACTGCGTTTAAATTTTCAGGGGCAAATTTGAAAGTCCGGCGACTACTTTAAAATCCTCGAGATTTCGAGCAGAGTTTCCATCATCCTCGGCCAGCTTGAACCCAGCTTTTCGCGAAGCTGTTTTTCGGCTTCGGAAATTTCCGGGCAGGGCGTTGGCGTTTGGCCGCCGCCGTCTCCGCCGCCTGGAGTTCCTGTGTCCCAAATTGGGTATTCAGAAATGCTCGATGTTTCGCGCTGGTAGCCCTCGAGCAGTTCCACTCCGGCAATCGAGGCCGGAATCATCATGCCGGGGACTCTGGCCGGGCCGTCGGTATTGTGCTGCTGGCTTTGCCGGTAAATAGTTGACGTCTTCTGTCCGGCACCATTGCCGTTGATTGTCCAGGTCAGTAGTCCCTTCTGCGTTCCGTCCTGCACGACGGCTGAGCCGCTCTGGCCTCCAATCGAATTGGGTTGCCAGTACCAAATACTGCCGAGCTGCACGGTGCGGCAGAGTTGGCCGCTGGGGACCTCGCAGCGTGGGCAGCCCCAAGTGCCGGTCAGCTTGGATGTATCTGGATCGGACGTCGAGAGCTTGATCGGCGTCAGTCCTTTCATGTTTTTCAAGTCCGCTTTTAGAAGCGCCCAGTCGGTAGACGTTTTAGAGCTGTAGGCGGCCTCGATGACTCTCGCGGAGAACCTCTCGGTCCCGCTGCCATCGGCCAAGAGTGCTTCGCAGACGACGGTATGGGCAATCTTTGAGCCGGCGACATGGGCGTTGGTCAGAATGTAAATCCCAGAATCGTCTCGGCCGCAGAGGTTTCCAGTTCCGCAGGAATTGCCATTGATGATTCGAACCGCTCGCCTGGACCAGCTTCGGATTTTTTCTGCATCCTCGCCGCTGACTATGGCTCCGTTTGGCCCACGGAGCGCCTTATACCAAGCGTTTGATGCGTCTTCCGCACTTGGGGCGGCAACCGGTTTGGGTGCGACAGGAATTGGTACAGCGCCGTAAACGACCTGCCCTTGGCAGGAACCGTTTCTACACTGAACCGCAGATTGGCGGCGAAAAAGCTGGGCATCCGCCGAACTGACAAACAGGATTACACAGACAATTGAAAGCAGGTTCTTCACTGAATTAGCCCTTTGCGTCGTTGGTGCTGAATAGCTTGGTTTTCGTTTTTTGCCGCCGGCGTTTAGCCGAACAGGTCAATCAAGGTCGTGATGAATTTGAAAATCGAATCCTGGTTGGCAATGATGAATTTGATGAAAGCGTAAAACTGGTCCCCCGCGGCTACTTCCGAAGCGACCTCATCAAGATCACCGGCATACCGGATCGCGAGGTATTCGCAGAGCGCGGGGTCTTTCGCCGCGCGTCGCAGCTTGGCTGCTTGCAGCGGCCGGAATCGGTTCTGCTCGGCGAGCTGATTCAAAGCGACCTGAAACGCGAGGACCCGCTCCCGCTGCACGTCCAGCTGAGAGCCAGCCGGTTCAATTGCTTCGGCAAGCGTCTGGTCTGCTTCGGCTTTTTCCTGTGCAAACGAGACAGAGGGAATCAGGCAGAGAACCAACAGAAGAGGCAAAATGTTTTTCATGGCTGTTTATTCCAAACTGATGTAGGTGGCGATGAGAATGGTGTGGAAGATTCTTTTTTGCTCGAGCATTTTCCAGTCGTAGGTCTGGATTTCCGTTTTAGACAGTCTGAAGGCGGCGATTTCTCGGGCCCCGGTGTAGAGGAATTTGTCGAGCCGTTCGACCAATTCCAGCAGGCCGTCAATTTCGCCGTCTGAGTAAACCTTCTTGGCAATCTGGACGGCGATCCGCGTCGTGCGCTCGATGTCTCTGCGGCTCTTGGGAACGCCAGAGATTGCTCCTGGCGAGACGGTGACCCGAAGCCCGGAAATCTCCTCAAGATTGTCGGTCAGGTACCAGTCCATCTCGGCGGCAAAGCTGGGCCAAGAGCCTGCCGGCGACGGAACCCAGCCTGCGATTGCAGTCCAGACTCCCTGCCGAAGCGCGCTGGTCTTGCTTGCCATCCGGTCCGTTATCCAGAAACCTTGCGAACATGAATCCGGTAAAGCTGCTCGGTCGTCTTGCGAAAGCAAGGGTCGTCTCCGAGAAGCTGCACCTCGTAGGTTCCGTCGGCCGAGACGATGCGGTCTCCGACCTCCGGAACAAAAAGGACGCCTCCGATCTGCAAGCGGTCCTTGTGAATAATCCAGTCGATCTGGATGCTGCGGATCAGATTTCCATCTCCGCCATCCGACTCAAAAACCTCGCGGCCTTGAATCGCATCCGGGATGGAAATTTGATTGAGTCCGCTGAAATAGGTGACTGCTTGGCCGGCAGCCGAAGGAAGTTGACTGGACAGCCAAGCGAGCCCATCAGTAATTAGCGACATGAACTAGGCCGCCGGATCGTGGATGAACTGGACGTTTTGCCCGGCGGCCGTGGACGAACTGTTTGGAAGGAGGAAGCCGAGCACTTGATTTCCCGCCGAGACGTTCGTAACCCGGTTGTTTGTGTCGTCCCACCAGACTTTTGCACCGGCCGTCAAAGCAACTCCCGAGACACCCTGATAAATACCGCCACTGACCGCGACCGCTCCAAGTCGGTTGGCGGGAATGGCCGTTTGTACGATCAACGGAGTCACACCAATAACGACGACGCGACCAGCCGGCATATCGGCCGTGGGCGTGTAATCCACGACATTGACATTTCCGCTCAAAAATTGAACTTCCAGGGGCATGCGTTTCCTCCAAGATTAAAACGTGATTTTCAGATGATTTGCCGCGAGCGGCGGCTTCGGTGGGGAGTCCGAAGCCGCCGCAAACAGGTCGAAGTTTGTGCCCTGGAGAACTAGGCTGTGCCCTTGCTTCTCACTCCGCCTCGCCAGTCTTGTTTCGCAACGCCAAAGTCGAAGTAGCCACGCATTGCGATCCCGAGCATGTCGAAGTCAGCCTCGGCTTCTTCGATGATTGGCGTCTGCTGCCCATTGAGGAAAACGACTTCAATCGTCGGCAGGTCATTCGGATTTGCCAGCAAGTACCACGAGGTCTGCGTGCCGCCGAACGCCGTGTTGCCGACGTAGGCTGAGACTTCGGGGCGGTACATCCCGGCAAACACGTTAGTTGCCATGTTCTTGCCGGTGGAGCCAGTCACGATGTTCTGCGAGGCGAACAGCTCTTTGGCCGTCACTGCCAAGCTGGTCGGAACCAGCAACATCGACGGCATGACTGCCAGAGGATTGCCCTTAGGATCGGTTTGATCCATGAACATCTGCTCGGCGGTCTGCAGCGAGCTGAACTGCAGATTGGTAGCGGCTCCCTCGAAATAGTTCTTACGAGCCGTGGTAAAAAAAGTCGAATTGGTGTTGAACTCCAGCCAGAAGACCTCGTTCAGCCGGAGGGCTGCACCTCGGCCGATTTTCTGAGCGCGACTGGTAAGGGCACCCAGATCATCGTTGATGATGTCCTGCCGGTTGAGCTGCAGAATCTTGCCGTAGGTCTCTGCCCGATTGGTAAACGACTCTTCCTCGAAAAGGGCGTGTCTGAGGCGTCCGTCCGGCCCAACCTTATCGAATTTGGCATCATCGACGAGGCGGTAGCTGGTCTTGGTTTTGAAGTCGTTGACTGAATTGACCGTGCCGATGCTTCGCCAGACGGACTCAACGGCATTGAAGCTTTCGAGCAGCATCTTGTTCCCGGTATTGGACAAGATGTTGATGACTTCGTGCATGCTGAAAGCGGCACGGAGGAAGTCCTTGGTCACGCTATTGAGCGGACCTTGCTGCACGTTGAATCCAGAGGCGGAAGCCGCCATGATCAACAGCCTCTGCAGGCCAACGCCGGACTTGTATTGCCGGTCGGCCGCCTCAAGAGTCTTTTCATCAAATGATTTCTCTCGGTTAGGGAGACGTGGGGGGGTGGGGGCCCCCCACGACACAAACCCGCGGGTGGGGC